TACCAACATAATATGGCTAAAAGTTTAGAAGGCGTACTAATCAAAGCACCGCATAGGCGGCAATCATTCACGGAAGATGAAATAACAGAGTTTATGGACTCTGCTGATCCAGTTACGGGTCCTGCTTACTTCCTTGATCACTTTTTCTATATACAGCATCCTACAAAAGGAAAAATGCTGTACCATCCTTTTGAATATCAAGAACGGCTAGTTGAAATTTATCACAATTATCGTTTCAGCATATCAATGATGCCTCGACAAACAGGTAAATCAACTTCGGCCGCGGGCTACTTGTTATGGTATGCGATGTTTGTACCAGATAGTACTATTCTTATTGCCGCACACAAATATACAGGTGCTCAAGAGATTATGCAACGTATTCGATTTGCGTATGAACTATGCCCAAATCATATCCGTGCTGGTGTCACAAGTTATAACAAAGGCAGTATAGATTTTGAAAACGGTAGTCGTATTATATCGGCTACAACAACTGAAACAACTGGTCGTGGTATGTCAATATCACTTCTATACGCTGACGAGTTTGCGTTTGTACGACCTACTATTGCCAAAGAATTCTGGACATCCATCAGCCCTACACTAGCAACTGGTGGTAAAGCAATTATTACAAGTACACCAAACTCAGACGAAGATCAGTTTGCGTTATTATGGAAAAGTGCTTTAAAGTGTGAAGATGAATATGGCAACCCAACTCCACTTGGTATAAATGGATTTAAAGCATTCCGCAGTTTTTGGCAAGAACACCCGGACCGTGACGCAGAATGGGGTAAGAGTATGGAAGCCCAATTAGGTACTGATCGATTCCGACGGGAGATTGGCTGCGAATTTATTATCAATGATGAAACACTTATTGCTCCTGCCATACTGGTTGAGTTACAAGGACAGCAAGAGCCACTATTTAGAACAGGGCAAGTTCGTTGGTATAAGAAACCGGAACATGGTAAAATTTATGTAGTAGCATTGGATCCTAGTTTAGGCACAGGAGGCGATCCATCGGCTATACAAGTATTTGAAGCCAACACAACTATACAAATAGCAGAATGGCGTCATAACAAAACTACTATCCCGGCACAGGTACGCATATTAGCAGACATTTGTAAGTACATAAATGAAACTGTCAAAGATGTAAAGAGCGTGTACTATAGTGTAGAAAACAACACCATTGGTGAAGCCGCACTTATATCCATTGCTGAATTTGGTGAGGAAAACATAGAAGGATACTTCTTAAGCGACAACTCTGTAGCAGGTGGGTCACGCAGGATACGAAAAGGATTTAACACTACAAACAAAAGCAAACTATCTGCTTGTAACAAGTTAAAAATTCTAGTAGAATCTAAAAAAATGATAATCAATAGTTCTCCGTTGGTATCAGAGTTAAAAACATTTGTGGCACACGGCACATCGTATGCTGCCAAGCCCGGGGAAACGGACGATTTAGTCATGAGCACCGTACTTGCTGTTCGTATGATGATGATGTTACAGAATTATCACATTGAAATGGATTCACAGATGCGTGATTTTAGTGATAGTATGGTAGAGCCAATGCCGTTTTTTGCTACATTTCGCTAATGCTACAACTTTAATAAATACATTATGGCACAAAATACAGCAGGAAAACAACTTTCAGACCTTTTGGTCACCCGCGGCTACGAACCAGAAATGCTGGACAGTTCGGGCAAAGCAGCGTCAACAGCAGAAGATGCTGAAATTTTTAGTTTCGATTTCATCAGTTCAAACGGCACTAACCATGGCACAGTAGTTGTTATGTTAGGTGACGACAAAGATTTAGAACTGTTCAGCGGCGACAACGTAGGTCGTGGTATGGATAGTGAAGACAAAACAGAATGGTACGAGTTCCAGCATCAATTAAAGAACTTTGCCACAAAGAATTTTATGACATTTGGCAGTAGAAATATCAACAAACTCAAATACAGTATGCAAGGGCAAGCAGCCCTTAAAGAAGGATTATTTGAAAGTTGGAATGGAACAAAGAATGTCAGTTGGAATGGCGGACCAGAATCCGTTCGTTTGATGATACGTCACAAGCGTCCAATGGGAGTCAATGAAGCACGATTCCGTCAAGTAGAAAGTTTATTCGTAGAAACAGCAGATGGCGAACGCTATAAGTTACCATTCCGTAATTTATCAGGTGGTCGTGCTATGGTAGAGCATGTTCGTCAAGGTGGTAAACCATATGACATGCGTGGCACACACATTGGTAATATGGTTGAAGAACTTAATGTGCTAAGCCGTTTCCGTAGAGCCAGCAAAGGTCAAGTATTTGAAGGTGATACAGCTAATTTGGTAAATGAAACCAATGCTTATTATGAAACAATGAGCAGAACGCTCAAAGGATTATCATCGGGCCGCGGGTACAATAGTTATTTTGAATCCTGGAATCCCGCTGACATAACCGAACAAGATGTAATCATTGAAAACATCAAAACATTATTCGTTCAAGAGACAATTGATTCACGAATTGAACAGGCCTTACCAATTTTGGCCCGCATACAACAACAAGGAAACGCTATGAGAGAAGCAAGTATATTTGAAGCATGGGCCGACCGCCTAATGGAAGGAACATGGACAATTCCAAATACACCAGAACAACAACAAGAATTAATTGCGTTGTTGTCAAAAGAATTGCCAGTCGGGGCAGACGCAGTTAATGCTACAGAACAGTTATATAGTTTGTTTGGCGACGATTTATTATTTGACCAATTGCAAGAGTTAGCTGATGCTGACGCTGATGCGGATGCTCGCGAAATTGTTATTGCCCGCCTTAGAGAGTTTGCACAGCAAGACTCTAGTATTGCTGACATTCTTACTGCTTTAGAAACTCCGGCAATTGAAGCCGAGCCAGAAGAAGTTGATGAAGGCCAAATGAAGAACATGTTATGGGACCGTGCCGAAAAGATGGACCGTAACGAATTTGTTTCCGATGCCGGTGATATGGGCATGAGTGAAAAAGAAGCATTTGAATTTTGGACTGCTGTAAATGGCGAAGACGACGTTTATAACGATAGTGGTTTAACATTTGATGATTCTGAATTTGAAGGACCAGATGATTCTATTGACCGTATATTAGAATTATCCGGATTAGCTCAACAATCAGTTGATGGTGGCATGGATAACGAACTATTACAAGATAGTGGTTTTAACAATGATGGTAGTTATAACACATCAGATGACGAAGCAAATAAATTTGATGACGCTGCTACTGATTACGAAGATGACAACGAAGACTACTACTCATTGCCTATCCCAAATGGTGATTACGAAGATGAAGTAGCAGAAGAATTAACTACACCATTTGGTGATACAACAGCACCGCAAGACTTAGGTGGTGGCGTAAAACAAACAAACGACACCAGTGGCGGCTATTCGGTAAGTAATGCAGGCGGAACAAACAACTATAATGCTCTTGGAACCAATACTAGCACTACAACGCCCACTGTTGCTGGGTACAGCCAAACTACAAATCAAACAACAGGTAATAAAACAGCTAATTTAAATCAAGGCCCGTTATCTGTTAGTCAAACTACTAATGCCGCCGGGGCTCAAACTGGGCAGACTGCCAAATACGATCTTGGGTTAGCAAAAGCAAGTCAAACTACTAATGCCGCCGGTAATAAAACTAATAATATAAATTTTAAAGAAAATGTATCGTTGGATGGTGAAGACAAGTATTCAGCACTAAGTGGACAATACGGACACTCGGGCAAACTACAAAAGTTTGATGATGTTGAAGAAGATATTCTATCAAGACTCAAACAACTGTCGGGCATGATTAGAACAATGTAAATTAGTTATTAGAACAAATGCGTCATAAATAGTATTGACGCAAACATAAAAGCGTGTTACACTACATATGTGAACACGCTTTTTTTATTAGCATCACAGGCAACTTAAAAACATTTTATAACACTTAGAAAGGCAACTTAAAATGGCATCATTAGCAGAAATTAGAGCAAGACTCGCGGCATCAGAAGGTAACAGCAACAAAGGTGGCTCATCCACTGGTGGAGATAACGCAATTTATCCACACTGGAATATGGAAGAAGGCTCATCCACAACACTCCGATTCCTCCCAGACGGTAATACCAAGAACACATTCTTTTGGCAAGAACGAGCAATGATTCGTTTACCATTTAATGGTATCAAGGGAGAGATGGACTCAAAACAATCAATCGTACAAGTACCTTGTATGGAAATGTGGCAAGAAACTTGTCCAGTTCTTACTGAGGTGCGTGGATGGTTTAAAGACAAGAGTTTGGAAGATATGGGTCGTAAGTACTGGAAAAAACGCAGTTACATTTTCCAAGGGTTCGTTCGCGAAAACCCAATGACTGACGAGAAGACTCCTGCAAGCCCAATCCGTAGGTTCATTATAGGACCACAATTGTTTACACTTATTAAAAGCGCATTGATGGATCCAGAGTTGGAAGAATTGCCAACTGACATCCTACGTGGCTTAGATTTCCGTATTACAAAAACAGCCAAAGGTGGCTACGCTGACTACAACACATCAAAATGGGCTCGTAAAGAATCTGCTTTGACTGAAGAAGAACAAGCGGCTATTGAAACACACAGTCTATGGGACTTGAGCACATTCTTGCCTAAGAAACCAGATGACGCCGCTGTTAAAGTAATCAAGGAAATGTTCGAAGCATCCGTTGATGGACAAGCATATGACACAGAGCGTTGGGGTTCTTACTTCCGTCCAGCAGGTGTATCCGCACCAGCAGGTGGATCAGAATCAGCACCATCAGCACCTGCTCCAAAGGCAGCACCTGTAGTTGAGTCAGATTTTGATGACGAACCAGTAGTAGCATCCGCTCCTGTAGTTAAACCTACTGCGGCTCCAGCAACTCAAAAAGCCGAAGACATTTTGGCTATGATCCGAGCACGTCAACAGAAGTAACTTAAAAATGAAGCAGGATTAATTTCCTGCTTCATTAAATTAACATATGAAATTCTCATTAGTATTTGAAAATTCTGGAGATTCTATACCTTTTACAGTTGTAGAAAATTTAGATCTATTTGATTTTTTTGTAAAGAAAATAAATTCAGAATCAAAAAATGTGTTTGATAATAATTTTCAACTTTCAAAAGAAATTGATAAAAAATTAAATGACATTAATTGGTCACTTTCTAAAACTAATGAAGTATTATATTCGTTAATTAATCAATCTTTTGAACAAAAAGATAAGTTAGTTGATTACTTGAATCAAGATTTTTTAAATAAAACTCATTGTGATTGGGTATTTTCTCAAAAGAAGTTGGTTGATATAAATGCTATGCGATTTAGTAATCAGCACGATATTGCCGCAATTGGGAATAAATTACACGAAGTTTATCCAGACGAGATTCGAATTATAACAATTGCCGAGGCATTAACTAAACTTGGCTATATCTATCCATACGAAGAAGTTAATATGTCGGTTCATAGACTCGAAAGTTGTTTTAAAAAAAATAATTTAGAATTTAGTGGAAAGAGTAAGTGGGAAGTATTTGATAATCCTTTTAAAGATAGTATTGTTAGTAATAATAATATAGTCAATTTTAGTTTTGGTTATACATATGTTGGCCGCCAGTTCTATAACAAGTACGAATATTTTGACACAGAGTTAGTATATAACGATCATTATAATTACGAAACACTTGAATATTCCTTTCAGATTAGTTTAGATAAACCACAAACTATTC